GTACTGTTGAGCGTAAGTTCAGAAGCAGCGATAGCCTGATCGACTGTGACCGCTGTGTAGTAGTTCATGGCTAGGTTAGAACTAACATTGCCAATTGCTGCAGTCAGAGTAATTTTCTGTTCGTCGACCACACCTTCGACGCGGGCATCCTCAAGCGTTTGGTTGACTTGAGCTGAGATGTTTAGCTCAGCGAGCTGGTCGAAGACAAAATCGTACTTAGCGTTGTATTCATCAAAGTCTGCCTGAGTTCTTACGCCCATCTCTTCCCAGAAAGCATCGCTTAGATCGATTTCCCCAATCTTACGTGCCCTGACGAAGATATACTGTGAGAACTCCCCATAGTTACCCTCCCGATCTACAGCTCTCACACGGTAAGAGTTTGGTTCTGGCATAAAATGAGTTGTGTCGAAGGCAATGACCGTACTCGGGCTCTTTATGATCGGACCAATGTTGAGTAGCCGGTCTTCGGTATCGTAAGCGAACACCTCGAATTCTTTGAAGTCCAAGAGGGTCGGTGCGGGTCCTGAGAGTTCTACCCCCCCGATGAGTGAGCGACCCTCCCACTGGGTGAGGGCTGGGACATCATTCCCCTTACCCTCAAGCGTATGGAAAACAGGGTCACTGACAGCAGAGAGGCCCGACAAAGACTTTGCCTGAACAGTGATCTGATACAATCTCTCAGGCGTCAGCCCGCCAAAGAACTTTTGAGCGGACGGGCCAGTGAGTTCAAGAACGTCTCCGTTTACGACATCCTTTACTCGGTAGGTAAACTCACGAGTTTCATGATAAAGGCCAGGGTCGATGACCACAAACATTCTGTATTCGCGTGTCCCATCGGGGAGCAACAACGAATAAGCTCGGCCGCTGACGACGCTGGTAATCTCTGGGGTAGGGGGGAATTTACCGTACTTGGTTTCGAAGTCGACACTGTCGGACAACTCCATATTGTCGATGTCACCGTACTTGTTGACGTTGACCTCTAAGGCACTGACCGTGACCAGTTCAGGATTGGAGGTGCTCTCTTCAACAGAAAGAATTCGGAAAGGCTTTACGAGACCTAGAGCTTCAGTGGTCAATGCAAATTGAGCAAACTCTGGTAGCCCAGCCGGCATCGAACCATTGGTGATTGTCAGCTCAGTTGCATTCGGCTGGCTGGCTTCAACGATTAAACCAATTGGCCCGTCGTTGGTCTGTACAGTAAGTTCAAGAGGTTCGTTGACCGGTACAAAGAGAGCATCCCGTAAGTAGATTGTGCTCGCTTCGACGCTCTTGATGCGGCCAGATAGACCCCAGTTCATCTCAGGATCAACGAGTCCGACTACATCGAAGGCCTCGAGTTTGATACCAGCGCGGGCCGTTGAGAAGCTTACAGTGACTGTTTCGGTATTGGCCTGTACTAGACGACGGAACGCTCGACGCTGAGCCTCGTAAACGTTGTTACAACCAATGGCGATAAGATCTTCAGTGATCCGACCGTTTTTGTTGATCCAGTCATCGTTGTGAACCCGACGAACGTCCTCGTTCCAATCAAGGTTAGGATTTACAAACTTGACGGTAATGTCGTTTGGACGCTGTTCGACCGCCGTGAACTGATAGTTGAAGCCCTCAGTCGTCACACTCTCAGGGCCAAAGATCTGGATCGCTGACTCTGGTTTATCGATCTTGAAGGAGACCGTTCCATTCATGTCTGAAATAGGGACGGCACCGGTGGCACCGCAGATGTAATACAGCAGCTCCATCGCATTCCGAGAAGCGGTTATGCTGTCGTTGTAGGTCCAACGAGGTTGGTAGCCGCCACCAGGACGAGGAACAAATTCATCACACCACTTACCCCACTCATAAGTAGAGAACCGGTCGATCTTTAGGTTCGGATAATAGCGACGGAAGCCGTAGACGTCGTTGATACAGAGGTCGTAGACGATCCAAGCAGGGTTGTCTGTGTGGGCGAGGATGAACGTCCCGTCCCAGACACCATTATAATATCGGGTGAGCGGGTTATAGTTAGAGGGGACCAGTACCAGCTTGGCAGCGTAGACCCCTGAAAACTGTGGGATATTGGGGAACTGGTCTCCAGCTTCGCCAATCCCTCGAACAACCGCAAGGTTGTCATAGGAGTTGTTCCCAGCGGTGACCATCTGGAAGCTTTCCCAAGTCATCTCATTCGTTAAAAACTCTTGAGCCTCAGGGTTGAATTTTGTAACCTTGATTTCCCAGTCAGTCCCCACCCGAGGAACCTTTATGGTGAAGTCTCGAGCGTAGCCTGAAGTGGTTTTGCCAGTTAGCTTGATGTTCGAGCCGTAGAACTTCTCGAACGTCGCAGACCCTACAGCACGATACTCGATGGCAAAAACCATCTCATGTTCGAGCTGGTCACCATTCTCATTGGTTTTAAGGAGCTGGTTGAAGTTCAAGCGAACCTCAAGGCTATCAATCTGATTTCTCAGAGTAGAACTGGTCGTCCGTGTGACAGGAACTTGATCCTCTAGGCGCTGACCAACAACAGTGTTTGAGCTGATGCCTCCGAGGACGTTTCCAACCGGTGTTGCTATAGGATCACCGTGGTAAAGATGCAGCTGAAAGGGGGAAAAATTAGTCCGACCGTCCGCAGAAACCAGAGCGGTGTCATCAAGATAAAAACTCTTCGGCCCGTCTTGGAGGCCGGCGATCGGGCCCTCCGTGATACCAAGGGTGAACTCTACCAGATCAGTGGATAGTAAATTGTCGGGGGTACGGGTTGGGCTGCTTCCGCCGCCGCCGCCGCCGCCACCAGCGCCTGATAGCTTACGACTCATGCGATCCATGCCGAGGTTGGAACGTTGGCAGGAGATGCTACTGAACCGGCGTAGATCGGATTGACAACAGCCTTCTGGACAGGGGTACGGTCGTATTCAAAGTAGCTCACATCGCCAAAGGTAATGTCGTCAGTCTCGACACCCTCCAAGAGGCTGACCCCATCCTCGTTCACGAGACTGGAGATCCCTGCGTTATCCTTCGAGTCAACGTCGAAGGACAGATAGTGTCCCGACATCTTTACGTTTCCGTAGGCCAACGGGATGTTCGTGCCGATTTTGACAGTGTTCTGATTGGCACCGAGATAGTTTGACTTCTCGTCTGTTGAACCACCAGCTGCCTCAGGCATAGGGGTCAACATTTGCATGACCCCGCCTAAGACCATCATAGCACCCGCCGTCGCGACACTCGCAACTGACATAAATCCTGGAATGAGTGCAGGTGCGAAGACAGCCACAGCGATCAGGGCGATACCGATAATGATCTGTACGAGACCGTTGTCACCACCAGCGCCACCGGTTCTTGGGTAAACGTGGATGTCAGTCATCGTCGTAACTGAAAATAACGCGATTTCTGAATTCACATCTCGGATCGTGACGGGAATTGGTTGACCGTCGATGGGCGCTAGTTCTGGAATTTGTGACAGCGACCGGATTGCTTCAGAAATAGTTGCAGCCTCGACCTCAATCGCGTGAGGGTAGAGGTCCGCTAGGAAGCCATGAAGGATGATCTTCTTCTTCGTCGACAAAGTATACTATCCCTTGTGCAGTTAAGAAGCACCTTACCTCAGTCAAGGTGATAATGAAATGACTTTTACTTGGCCACGACTTAAAAAACCAGTAGTCGGCGATAGACAAGTTGGCATCGGTTTTTGGGTGGGTGTGCCAAGTGGCGTAGGCCTCGTCGAGGTCCTCTAAAGCAAACTCAAACTGGTGCTCTGGATCCATAGAGATGTTGGTTTTCTCAATGATTTCACCGGCTTCGGTGATGATCCCACACCGCTCATTCCCCGTCTCCCATAATTCTCGCAACGGCGTTTTGAAATTTTGGATCTCGGAAAACGTGTGCATTAGTAACCTCGTGCAAGTTTACGGTCATGTCAGGGTCCGCTCGGGCGGCCGTGACATCGGGGTGTCGGATGACTGCTGTTGCTCGGTTGGCCCATTTGGGTCGTAAAGACTCAATAGTGCTCAACTGACCTGGAAGGTGATGCAGGATCTTATTGTCCGCAACAATGACAGCTGCATGCGTGTGAAACTGCGTTCTCAAAGGCATCAACAGGGTGTCCCCGATCTGCCAGTCATCGTCAGTCACCGGTACGAACCCCGAGGTTCTATACTGCTTGTACAGGTTCAAATTCTCGTCGTTCCAGAACGCTGTGGGTCTTGCCCAGTTGGGTAGTCTTAGGCCCCAAACCTGAGCATAATACCGTCGAGCGATACTATAACAATCCTGCTTACCCTGACTGTAGGGGAGGCCGAGGAGATTATCGTAGTTTGACATGTGGAAACTCCGGTGGAAGGTACTGTCGGGCGGGGAGTTTGAACTGGTGCCCGTCCATCACATCCCGCAGCTCCAACGTAACCATCTGTTGACCCAGCTGCATAATCCTTGAGACTTTGAACGTCTCCCTGATCGCGAAGTCGTTGTCAGCGTCGAGATCAGCCTTTAGAATTCTTATGCGCGTTATCAAAGCGTTATCGACCACGCCATTATAAACCTGAGCCGTGAACACCCCTTCAGGGTTTACAAAGCTGAACTTTGGTCGGTTGACTTTGCTGTCACTCGACTGGCCGAGACCAACAAGATTACAGGGGACTTCTTCGTATAGGTTTCCTTGCCATGTGACCTCGGCCGTCGGACACAGTCGTATGATCGCACCATTGGACAGTTTGATCTCATACAGCTTGGCAATGGCATCCGGAGCAAGCTCGTGTACCGTATCAGAAATGCTCTGTGGGAAATTCTCTCTCATGGGAGCTCAATCAGTTCAATTTCAAGTTTCTCGAGCGCACCGCCCCCGTCAATAATGCCTTGGGGAATTTCAAATGGTCGATTAAATTTCACTGTCGTCTCACCGTAGACAGGGTGAGTGAAGATGAAGGATTTTGCCCGCTTGTGAAGGTTATAAAATGCCTCAAGGACGGCCATGTTGCGCTCAGGACTTTGGGTAAGATCGATAGCTCCCTCTGCGTCACAAAAGTAAGCAAGGCCAGGGAGCTTCAAGTTGAAAAGCCTTTGGTCGGGCGCGGATGCTGGAGCGTCGAACTGGTAGCTCCGCCCCATTTGGATCCGGACACCACTGTCAGGATACTTGGTTGTTGAGGTGAAGAAGGTTGCGGGAAAATGCTCCATTACATAGCTCCTGAGGAAACTGACTTGATCAGCTTCTTGGTTGTTCCGCCGCGAGCAATATCATCGTTGATGACCGCAATAATGTCGTCAGGTCCAATGCCACCGGCTTGGGACCGCTCATCGACAAGATAGATATTCGTGATGGCCTTTTCTTTTGCAGCTGCCTTGGGGGCCGCCACGCCACGATGTGGAGCTTGAGATACAGCGTTGTTGCCCATGGCATTCATCTTCTCGAGATTATCAAAACCGATCGCTCGAGCAGCTGAGGATCTAACGACAAACTCATCATCCATCAGCAGATGTGGTTGAGTATCCCGAGCGTGGTTCCCCTCAACACGCCCGCCGGCGGCCTTGCCTCTTACACGCCCACCGGTTGCCGACCTCATTGGAGGAGCGAAGCTCGGGCCTCTCGAGGCGGCAGGGCCCGTTCCCATAATAAACCCGAGTGCTGTCTGAAGGATGTACATGGCCAGCATCTCAGCCATCATATCTGCGATCGAACTTACGACGGACAGGGCGAGATCTTTGAAGGCTTCCTTACCCGACTTGGTTCCGTCAGCCCATGACTTGAAGAAGTTCTTGAGTGAACCAGTCAAGGATCCAAGCGCACCACCGATACCGTCCATGAGAGTCTTGCCCATGTCGAGGTTCTCAGTGGCAAACTGCTGTACCTGCATCCGCAGGGCACCCATGATGTCGCCTTCTTCATACTTGAGCTCGACGAGCGCTTTCTGTTGATTGAGGACGAACGTTGACAGTCGGCCGTGCTGTTCGACGAGGGTGTTCAGCCGTTCCTGTTCATCTGCGGTCAAGGTACCAGAGAGGACGCGGCTACGCATCGCCTCGATCTGAGCTGTGATCCCTTCAATCTTTGTCTGGGCCTCAGCTACAGTGCCGGTGATCTTATCAACGGCTTCACCTGGAGTGAACATCGCTTCAGCGACACCTAGATTGACGGCGGTGATTTGAGCAGTAGCTGCTCCAACCCACTCTTCGATGGGATCTGTTTCGTCTGAAGAGCCTCCAGAGCCTCCAGAGCCTCTAGGCTTGCGCGGGCCCCTTGTTCTTATCTCTTCAATGTCGTCTTCACGTTCCTCAGTTTCGATATCCGCTATAGCCACGTTGGCGTCTCGTACTGCCGGAGTGCTGTCTGCATGGTCGATGCCTAAGACTGCCAAGGTGGCTTCAGCCACTGCTTTTGCGTCTATCGCGGCTTGAGTCAGTAGCTTATTTTGTTCCGAGAGATCTGTAGCTGCTTCTGCCAGATCCATAGTTCGGTCATAGGTTGCTTGAGCGAGATCTAGTTGTGCCTCGAGATCCTTAAGCTCTGCATCGACTGCCTCCTCATCGATATCTTTTACAGTCTCATCGAATGAGTCCGTGAGTTCTTTATTGGCCGCCGCGAACGCTTCGTTGATCTCAGCCATTCTTAGATCGAAAAGTTGAACGTCCATTCCAGCGGCCCGAGCATCGGCAATCTGTTGGTCTCTAAGAGCCTCAAGCACTCTTCCAGCTTGTCCGAGGGCAGTTGCGGCTTCCTCTCTGGTTGAGGCCTCTTTGATATTCTCCAACACCGCGTCGACGTCTTCTTCCAGATCGTCCATCGCCGCATCTGCGAGCTCGCCGCTAACTTTGCCAGCCGCTTCTGATACGTTCGACAGTTCGTTAGCCACGTTACCTGCGATGGTATTAAAGTCCTGCAGTAGGCTTTGATGTTTGCCAGCAGAGATAATGTCCTCATTCAGTAGCCGATCCGCCTGATATTTTAGCAGCTTAGATTCTGCCTCAATCTGATCAGCCTCGGCTCGTATAGCCTCAAGCCTAGCTACAGCGTCGTTTTCGGGAGCCTCAGCTCCTGCGTCTTGCAGCCGAGAAATGGTGCTGACATTCAGATCCCCCACACCATTGGTGACCGATTCTACAGCTGGTAGAGTTTCTGCTTGAGCATCACGGGCGTCGTTAGCAATCCTTACCGCGGCTAACCCTTGGTTTTGTTGTTCCCCTGCGGTTTCAGCTATTGCCTGTCCCTGAGCTACGACCCCTACGATTTGGTCTTCAAAAGTATCTCCAGCAGCTTTGAGGTTTGCGTCTACTCCCTGTACACTTTCTTGAAAAGCCACCAGCGTTGATGTGAGTCTTGCGACCGCAAGTGCAACCTGGTCAGATGTTGAATTTTCATCACCAATAATTCTTGTCTGTTCAGAGGCGAATGCAGGATCATAACCAGTCTGTTCGAACAGCTCTGGCATTAGGCTCGGGTCTCGAGCCCTACCTGTAGCAGGGAAATTTGTTTGGCGAAGTGCGTTTGTATCACCCGAGGCGTTGAACGCTGAAGTTTGCTGACCTCGCTGTAAGTTTGTTTCAGCCTGAAGCGCGGCCAATTGTGCGCCCTGAAGGTTAACTTTCGCAACGTACTCTTCTGCCAGTTCGCGGCGTAGTGCCCGAAGTGTTTCAATCAGATCGTCAACAGTACCGCCGACGCTTGTGATATCGAGGCCCATTGAGATAAACTGATTTTTGATACCCTCAATCTCAGAGTCCAACATTTGTTGGTCGTTACTCAGACGGTCGTAGCGGCTGAGGAGTTCACTAATCCTGTCATCGAGAGAAGAGATCGACTGCGCCATAGTATCAACACCACCGGCGGAGCGGTCAAAGGCCGACTGAGCACTATCCAAACTGGTGGCGGCTTCTCTGGTGCTTCGACGGAGAGCGGTGAAGGATCCAACGATAACGCCTACAGCCAGTACGGCAAGTCCAATGGGTCCAAGTGCCAGCTTTATAGCTGTACCAAGGATACCTACCGAAGCAGCACTTATTTTCGCCCAGCGGGAGTACACTTTCAACCTCATAATTAAAGCACTCGTTACTGTGCCTTGCAGTACCTGTGTCGCGATTAAACCTTTTGTAGCCCCCTTGGTTACGGTTAGTCCCGTTATTAGGCGATAAAGCCCACGAGTCAGTCTTGCCAGCTTCCAGACAGCAAACGCTGATCCAAGGGCGACGACTGAGGTGGTAACTGTTCTTAGAGTTTTTGGATACTTGCTGAAGGTTTGTAAAAGGTTGCTGAAACCGTTCATCAAATCGGTAGATAGAGCTAGGAGCGGTGCTAGGCCCTCTGCAGCGGCAGAGCCGGCGACTGATTTCAACCTTAGGAGCTGGTTTGAAAAGGCCTTCATCTGAGTATCGTTGGCCTGAGTAGCCGCCGTTGTACCCCGAAAGGCTGTTTCCAGATCGACCATCTGCTCCAAGTTGTTAGACAGGGCGTTGTAGGCCGCTGCAGCTCGAACCTGCATTGTCTGGATGGCATCACCAGCTGAAAAACCACCATCACGTAGGTTTGCTAACGCCCCGTAAAGGCCTTGAGATCTGACGTCGATATCCGACAGCGTAATTCCTAGACGGGCGAGGGTCTCTTGGAACTCTGCTGATGGTTTCTGAAGCGCGATCAGGATCTGACGCATACCGGTACCGAGTGTGGAACCAGAGCGGATACCAGCGTTTGCCATTGCGCCCAGAGCTGAAGTCAGCTCCTCAACACGGATGCCAGATTGGGCGGCGATGTTACCAGAATATTGGAGACCAAGGGCGAGTTTATCCAAGCTCAACTTTGAGCCGTTGACTGCCTCAGTCATAACGTTGGCCACTCGGGCCATTTCGCTACCTTGGAGGTTGAAGACACCGATGACGGATGTTGCGACACCCACAGCGGTTGTTAGATCTGTACCTGTGGCGGTTGCGAGGAGCGTAATCGCTCTGGATGACTCGACAATCTCATCCGTGGACAAGCCAGCCTGACCTAAGGTCACAGCCATATTCGCAACTTCAACTGCTGTGAACTTGGTCTGTTCTGAGATACCAATCAAAGTCTCTCGAAGACCTTGCATGTTACCATCGGTTGTTACGGTGATCGCCTGAAGGTTCCGCATCGCTAGATCAAGCTCAGCAGTAAACTTGCCGGCTCCAGCCATTGCGGAACGGATACCGTTCATGATCGCGTAGTTGGCCCCGAGACCAGCTTGGATGCCAAAGAGGTTTGCACCACCATCACCAAAGAGGCGTTCGCGGGACTGGGATCGAGCCTTCTCGGCCTGTTGAGAGGCAGTTAAACGAGCAGCCCGACGAGTCTCTAGTCTCTCAAGCTTCTTTTGTTCTGCTGTTTCTTGCTTCAGTTGTGCGATGCGTCGATCGTAAAGCCCAACGATCCTTTGAGCTTTCTGAATCTGTTTTGTATTCCCAGCGGCAACCTCGAGACCCAGACGGACTTTAGTTGCTTCCAACCCAATTTGTAATTGAGTGGTGCTTTTGATCTTTTTTAGGGCTTCGTAATCTGTTTTCAGGTGTAGTGATCTTGCCATAGCCAGCTTGCTTTGGTTTTGAAAAATCCGAAGAGAATCCCGACTTAAAGCCAGAGCCTTCTTTTCAGTCATCAGGTTTTGCATATTCTGACTGCCGAGAAGACGGGACTGCTCAACTCTTTGCTTGTCAGCAAAAGCCCGACCTTTTATGTACTCCATCCCCCCACTGTTTGACCCAGGTCCAGCCCCAATAATATTGGCCTGAGAAATACCTTTAAGCAGGCTCTGGATGGCTTTGAAGTCTTGCTTTAACTTCGCTGTGTCAGCCGCAGACTTCTCAAAATTTCTTGTAAATGTGGCGCTGTCTTTGATGAGCTGTGGATCAAAGCCTAAAGGTATCGTGTTTTTAGTGTTCATCCGAATACCCCTTTGAAGGCTGACATCATTTCAGCTTTATTTTGGGGAACAACATCCTCACCTGAAGAGGTGTCGGAGCCGGATTTTGCCGAAAATGCCTGAGATAGGATCATGCCCATCGTCTGGTAGTTTTGGACAACTTCAGCCTGTCGTTCGCCAACGTATAGCCGTAGTCTAACCTTAAAGTCATTTCGACTAAATTTCCAGTATACTTCTTGAATACTTGAGGGGACGCAGTCAAACACTATGTGGACTGCGTCCTGAAAGCTTAGGCTTCCGAACCAGGTGAGGTAGGCATCAGGACCTTTAGACGACCCGCTTGACCGTCCAGAATCACTTTCGTCTTCTCGAGGGAGGTCAGAAAAAAATCGGTCAGATGCGCTCCAACAAAATCGAGCAACTCACTGGCGGTTTCAGTGCTGATGTTGCTCTCGAACATATTGAAGGGCTCTTCGATTTTACCCTTTACATCTCGTGTCGACAAAACAGAAATCAGAACGCTTTCGCTCATGACTGGGTCGAGGGAGATTTCAGGGATATTGTCAATTTCGCCAACCAGACGGGTCAACTCATTGAGAAGTCCGTAGGACATCAGCACGGTTTTGGTTTCATCACCAAGTGTGACTGTGATATTGTCTTGCATTTAACTTAGATCTCCAAATGAAAAGTGTCCCCCTACCAGTATACGGCGGGAGGACACTGGTCAACTTACATGTGGAGTTGAGCTTGACTGTCTTTGAACTTGCTGTAGAACGGATCGCCCGCAACGGAATCGTAGAAGGAGAATTCCAACGGCATGTTGTCGAAGCCCTCAGTCGTAAAGCCAAAGGAGAAACCATTGGTGATACGGATCTTTGGGCAGATCATCGACACGGGGGAGCCATCTGCCAGTGAACCGACGATTTTCGCCGCCAAGTAAGGCTGATCAGCTTTGGAACCCACTGCAATGACGTTAGACTTGCGAACCGCGGTTCCAATTGCCAACGCAGTCGGCAACCCTTCAGCGAAGGTGATCTGACCTGTAGTGACAGCAGTAATCTGGCGAACATAAACTTGATCATCGCTGCCCTGCTGAATCATGACGTAATCGTCGACCACAAAATCAGTCTCATCAGTAACGGTGAGATCTGTGTCATCCTTTATAGCCTCACCAGAAAGATCTGTTTCAGCGACAGCATCCGTGATTGTAGCCCCTTCGAGACCAAGAGCATAAGTCACGTTTTGGGCCGTGTACTCATATGCCTCCATCGAAGCTCGGACGACGTTACCGGTCATCACAGAATAGACGGTGGTGTTCTTCACGCCTTGGGTCAGGTCTGTGTAAGACGGTTCAGACGTGGCTCGGAAATTTTTGACGAGACCGATCGAATGCTCATCCGGTGTGAGGTCGAAAACCTGCTCGCGTGGGCCAAGCATTACCGTCGCGGTGGCGAGCATAAATTTATTACTGCGGGCTTCTCCAGCCATAGGACTTCTCCATTCAAGGTTTAATTCTCTTCAACTTGCAAACTACATGAAGAACCACAGTAGACACAAAGGTTATCTAAGGTTATTTGTGGTTCATACAATAGATTGGAAAGTCAATGAGAGATAACGACATCGTAGCCTTTACCGTTCGCATACCTCGTGAACTAAAAGACCAAATCGATACCCGAGCTGCTATTCACCGCAGGGTCCGGAATGCAGAGATCCTCGTGCTGCTAGAGCACGGGATTGATAGCTCTGTAGATCAAGACCTGCAGGTCGTTAAGCGCTATGATAATCCGATATAAGATGGACTATAATCGGCTGAAGCGGCTGGAAGTCTGTATCCATCACAGTCCCAATTTTGACGCCATTCGTGACGAGCATAGAGGCTTTCTTTACTCCGTTTTCGGCGTCGAGAACAGGGATGGACGATCCAGGCATAACCTCGTTGGCAAGTTTATTTATCAGGTCACTCATTTTCAGAAGATTGCTGTCATCTTTAGTTGAGATCGCGAAGGACAATGAAATTTCGTCCCACTCGAAAACTTCCACATTCAGTTCACCGATGCCAATGAAGTCGCCGGCCGGCCAATCCTCAGCATTTGTCGAGGCATCAAGGTTTACAAAATCCAAACCATGCAGGTCTCCAAAGTCACGGCTGAACCGGATTAGGGAAGCTTGGATGTCACGGTAGATGTTCTGACGGGTCATAATTTTCTCACATTTATTGTTGGGAATCTCTGCTTTAGACCTGTGCGGAGACGGGTCGTCCCATACCAACGGGCAAAGGGTACGAGGAGTGGTCGGGCGGGAATTGAACCTGAAGCCTTCTTGGTACCAAACTCTTGGCTGGCAAATTTCATTCTCAGCTTTTGATTATACTTCGCGAAGACTTGGTCGTAGTTACCGCCCTTTATGCTACTGTACATCTCAATCGTGATATCAAAGTTGACTGACTTGAAGGCTTGAGAGATTGACGCAAAGCCTCGCCCCCCAGAGCCCGCTTTAAATTGTGGTATACCCCTTGAGTCGCGTTTTATCCCTTTTTTCAGGGTGCCACCCTTAGTCCCAAACGTAACCTTAGCCTGACCAAGGTCTCGACTAGGGTTTCTTCGTCTAAGCTCGGTTTTGAGCTTCCCAGTAAATCGGTAGAACGAGGGTAGGGGTAAACCTCTTTGTTGTTTTTTATCCTCATACCCCTCGCTGAGACCTTTATATTTTGCAGACCCACCGTTGTACAAATAAACAAACATCTGGAAATAAAAGGCCTTGGTGTATTGTTTTACATAAAGGTCAATCCTGTTACGGAGGTCCTCAGCGGCAGCCCCCGCCGTGTTGACGACCTTCTGTGTGGCGAACACACTCGCAACTTCGAAAGCATTCTTTGCCATTAGGCCATCTCCACAGCTCGGAGACCCAACACATCATAAGCTCGCAAAACCTTCAGACCGTCGAGGCGGTCCCCTTCTTTTACATCTGCGTGGGTAAAGGCTCGGAACTTTGTCCTCTCAAAACCTTCCTCATCGGTACCGCCTCTTGGCTCAAACGCCACCGGCAGGGCGGGGTCCCTCACAACTGGCGAAACATCCTTCATCACCCGAGTGACCGGATCCTCGATCTCCGTTGATGACGTCCAGCTAACAGTGTGGTTGACCTCAACAGCCAGAAAACGCTGCATAAACTCAAGAGTATGCTGGCCACAAAGGACGAACTTTACCCCCTTATGCTCAACAAGGTCTCCAGCTTTTGCGATCGCTTTACGAGATGTGACCAGCATTCGGTGAGGCAAGTTTTGCACTTCCCGACGAGGGCGGGGGGCTGAGTTAGGATCTCCAAATTCACCACGGAACTTGTTCCCCTCATGTGTCTTGAAGGTGAACGCAAACTTCTGTCGTGGACGACGAACCAGCATGGTTACTCTCCTGTGATAGCATCCGTTGGGGTTGCAATGACCAGAGTTACTGTGTTGCCGACTGGTTCTCGCTCCAAGATCTCATCAAGCAAAACTTGGAGGCGCTGGCTGAGAGCGTAGCTAATAGCCTTCTGATCGAAGGTGCTCTGACGCGTAAACTGGCTCTCTTCTGCAGTGAACTTTACGCCGGCTCTGAATGTCAGACTGTTGACCGTCTCCATGGCCGCGCGGATACCAACAGCCTTCTGAGCTTGAAGAGCTTTCAGGTCATCAGAGATAAGAGCTGCCTCGAAGTCGGCACCGTAGTCCTTCACCAGATGGAGATAGGCCATTGGGATGTCGATCGCAGTGTCAGGAAGTTCCGAGGCATCAAGCCCCAGCTCGTCCCGAACATTTTGAGCAGTGACCGCCAAGGGGGCGAAGGCCATGATCCGGTAGGTCAAATTGAGTTGGTGCTGTCGGTTTTCATAGTTGAAAATGACAGTCACGTAGCGAAAAACGAATACCCCATTATTCGGTAGAACATTATGGGAGTCTGGGACCTCAAAACTCGTTGAGGTCGAGGTGACCCCTAAGGGTTCTTCTGAAATCAGAACCCCCCCAGTGTGGTCACGAACAGTTACCCATGCCTCGGAAGGGATGACAAAGTCTTCCCCAATCCGATAGTCGATCGGAAGTTGTGCAGCAGTACCTGACGTGACCCACATGGTTTATTCCTCTTCCGTTGCTGGAGCGGGAGCAGGTGCTGGCCCTTGTATAGGGGCCGGCTTGTTGTTCTTCTTCTCCTTTTTGGGAGGTGTCGGCTTCTCAGCCTCTTCTTCTTCTTCAAACTGAGAAATGAAGCTCGCGACTGCGAGGTCAATCTTCCCTTCAGCCTCCTTGAGATATTCTTGGAACTCTTCGTTAGAAGCCTCATCGGGCAAATTTGAAGCCAAGGTTTTAATCTGACCTTTACCGGCGCGGGCTTCAAAGAAATGGCCCCACGTCACGACCGTAGGTTTGTCATAAGAAATTGTATCCCGATTGATTGGGTCCATCAGTAGGATGCTTGAGGTAGTTTGGGCGATGACTTTCAAGGTCATTCTCCTTTAAATGAGAAAGGCCCACCCACGGGGGTGGATGGGCCTGAAAAGCTAACTGAACCCGCTTTACTGGGAGCAGTCCAACATGGTGCGAGTATCGCCGAAGGCCAGCTTGTAGCCTGTGGTCTCTGTGCGGACATACACAACCGACTGGTTCGTGATGGAACGCTCGTTCTCAGAGATAGAAGCACCAGCTTCAACCAGCTCTTCCAACGTTTCGCCCTTGGAGTAAGCCATGAGCATATCGTCGGGCATGCCTGAGGAGAACGTGAAGTTTACAAGTCCATTACCCAGGATTGGCAGAGCCAAGGAAGGGCCGCCAGCTGCGCCGAGCTTTTCAATGTCAGTTGTGCTACCGGATTGGTTGGTAGGAGCAGACATCAACCACAGCTCGATGAAGGTATCAAAATTACCCGTCAAAGTGTCGACTGGATTACCAGTTTTGGCACGGGACATGATGAACTTCGCCAGAGCTTGGTAGTTGTTCTTCAACGTTTTACCGTCTGCGAAGACTCCGCCGAAGGAGCCCAATGTAACGACTGGAGCCGCATCATTCACGCCATCACCATTGATGAGAACAGATGTTGCAGCACCAACTTTGGAAATTTCCAACTGACGAGCGACTCGAGCTGCGAAAGGTGTCAAGATGTCCAAGGAAGCACGGCGGTTGAACTCATACGATGTCCGGTAAGCCGAACCGTGCTTAAACATACCAACAGTGGTCTGCGAGCTGCGGATCGTGCGGACAGGAATGTTGGCCAGTTCTGGGACTGTGAACGAGCCACGTTCGTCAGCATCTGGTTCCATAACCGTGGAGATCAGTTCTGAACCAGCGATGGTACGGGACTGAGAAATCATCGCGTCAGTTGTTTCGATCATCTCTTGACGATCTTTCCAACGCAACATGTCGTCGACAACCTCGGGGAACAGTGCCCGAGTTCCTGGATACGTCTGGAACGTCTCAGAAGAAGCCTGCAGAACGACACCCTCGACGAGGTCGTTGCGAATTGGCAAGTTCAGATAGTCCAGTGCCGCTTCATAGCCTGAAAGCTGAGCAGCGCCGTAACGCTCCTTGTTTTCACCGGTGCGGGTGTCAACGGCCAGTGTCAAAAAGTCACGAAGGCCGAGACCAGCTTCCTTGGCTTTCTGAGTCAGCTTGATGCCGGCTTCTTTGGAGTCGTGCTGGCTAGTAGCTTTAAGCTCTTTCAGCAGGATTTCGACGGGCTGACGTTGTACGTCAATTAGATCTAGTGGCATATTATGCGTTCTCCTTAACGTACAATGGTTACAAGGTCGCCATCGACCTCGACGACATAATTGTCAGCGTGATTTGCATTAGCAGCTGCTTTGACTTCGCCGTCGCCAGCGCCGACAACAGTGTCACCGATTGCAACAGCAGCGGCGGTTTTTGTGAAGCGGAAGCCACCATGAGTTTCGACGGTACCGACGAGGGTGCCTTCAACTGTCCGGTCTTCAACTGTCAGCAGACGACCGATGACGAAGTCACCATCTGCAGCCAGTTTGGCTGTATTCGCTGCTGAAGCGTCGAGTGAAACAGCTTTACCAACGTCAGCTTTTACAATCCCCGAAGCGAGGTTATAGCCGTATTGGAAGTCATTGTGGGCCAAGCCGCGTAGGCTGATCCCATTTCCGATAATCGCCATGGTTTAGTTCTCCTTTTAGCGAGATTTTGTTTTGAAAGAGGATGCAGCCCGAAGAGCTGGTCGTTTGTCGTCGCCGTCAGCGATCGAAGAAGCCGCTACACCATCAACAGGTACAACGATCTCAGATGCGGGTTCAGGCGTGACCTCGGGCTCAGGTGTGACTTCAGTCTCCAAGGCAGCAGCCTTGAGGGCTTCAATCTCAGCAAGAGCAGTTGCGAGTTCCGCAGCGAGGTCCGTTTCCGTTTCTGGTTCTGGCTCGGGCTCTTCAGCAGTGTCCAGTTTCAAAATCAGTGCCTCGAGCTTTGCGTCGAGAGCAGCATGTGCGGTTTCTGCATCGAAAGTCGCCAAAGGTGCAGCGGCTTCCGGTGTGATCTCTGCGGGGGTATTGGGCATATCAAGGTTCTCCATGGAGGTTGAGGTATAGAGGACAAGTGCCTCCACAGGTTTCCCGCTCGCCGCGATCCGATCGTATTCGACCTCGGAAAGAATTTGCTTAGGACGGCTGAGAATTTTGGGTTTGCTAGAAGCGCCACGCGAAACGAGCGATAGCTCCATCCACGTATCAAGGCCGACTAATTTGAGATGTGTGCCATCTACCCCGATGGTGTGGTCGCTTTCACAAGTCTGAGAAAACAGATTGGTGAAATCAGCTTCGTCGCTGAAGTAATCAAAACCACATTTGGAGCAGAGTGCTTGGGTTGACTTGATCCCGACTGACACTTCATCCAAAACCGCCAGATTAATCTTCTCGATCAACTGGCGTTCAGATTTGGGCAGGTAGAACATCGCGAGAAGTGTCGAGGAACCGTTGGGTTCATCAACGACTCGAGCGCGGAATACTCGGCCAACAGGGATCTCTTCACCTTGCAAGTGCATCGTGTGAAGTGGAACACTCTCCGCGCCGCTGTTGAGAGCATCCGCTGAGTCCATCAATAGGGTTCGGGATGGTTTCGCCTGATGGTAGATCGACCCAGGTTTATGAAGTGCCTCGGTTGAGAGAGCTGCAGCTTCAAAAACCACAATGTCATCAGCTGAAATAGTAGACTTCGTCACTTCGCTAATCTGCGAAACAATTTCGTCGGTGATCTCAATTTGCTTTTGACGGTCCATTGGTGCTCTCTGTTACATTAACTTAGAACATACAGGTTGACAGGTAGTCAAAGCAATGGGTTTATTTGGAAATCTCAGTTTGGCGTCAGTCTACCTAAGGTTCACGAGTCCTTGGCCGCTTTCTTAGTAACGTTGCTGCTGCGAGCTGCCTTGCCACCTTTGGGTGCGAGGCCACGACCAAGGGGGTCGCTGTTCGGAGAAACATCCTTCTCATCCATTTCAACACCACCGCTCGACATGAAGTCGGTGCCCGAGAGCTCGGGGGCAGTGTCTGGGCGGATGCGGCCGTACATCTCCAAGTGATATTCATCATCACTGATGATACCGTCTGAGAGATCTTGGCGTAGGCGAGACGCTTTCATCACCCGCATTGGTTCAAGCTCGAGCTCGGGCCGCAGTTCAACACCGCGGAACTTACACTCTACCCGAGCGTCTGTTTTCGTGACGACACGGAGAGCCATGGTGAGGATTTGGCTCAGGCACTCGGCCACCGGCACGTTGAGGGCTTCGGCGTTCATTGAGAAGATCCGAGCTTCGACGGAGGCGGTGTTTACACCACTTTCGCCGCGACCGAGGATTGTTGCCATCGAGCGCAGACCAGCTTGGTTCATTGCATTCAAAGCGCTGATCACGGAAGAGATATCGAGCCCGTTGGCTGGGTTCTTCTCGTTGGCAATCTTGAAGTCCACCGAGTCTGTGTGAACAAGGGCTTGATCAGCCCTCAGACTGGCGACAGCACCTTGGATACGCGCGACCTCACCGTCGATGAAGGCTCGCATCTTTGTAGCATCTTGTTGGGTCTCAGAGTTGGCATTCTTCTTAAGCACTTCTTCCATGATCGTGACATCCATCCGTGGGAAGCCAGTGACCTGCATGATCCGGTACAGATCATTGATGACCTGTTGGCGGGCTGCGACGGTGTTGATCGAAGACACAAACGGCGAGTTTGCATAGATCTTCGTGGGGTCCCGACGAAAGTGGGACACGAAAAACGTTGGAATATTCAAGTCAATCCGTACATTTGACTGAGGTGCCAACTGGCTAGGGACAAATTTATTGGACTCAACCTCAAACCACTCAAGCGTAGCGAGGTCAACGTGTCGGATCTCAACAGGGACACCCATCTTGTCAAACACCAGCTCTTCGCCGATGCCGCCGCGCAGCAACACCATGTAGCGCATATTCTCAGTCAAGGTTTGCAGGTTGGGCTGAAGCTGGAAGCCCTTAGAATAATCAAACCGCTCCGTGAGCGTTGCGAGGATCTGATTGAGCGCTTGCATACCCTTGCGATCAAAGGCCCCATCGGCGTCTTTGACTGTAAAAACAGGCTCAGTGTCTGCAACTGTTAGGAAGGCAGAGAGAGCAGCAGAGACATCTGGATCATGTACAAATAACTTCTGCAGTAAATCTTTGCTGTCATCAGATTGCCGTTCGCTGAAAAGATCATTGAGGTGCTCTTTATACGTCGGGGCTGAAAGAACTTGTTCGGTTCGATCAGCAGCATAAGTGTTCGTTGAAGACACCCCCTTCGCCTTTTGGCGTTTGGGGGTGATAACCTTCAAGAAGCGATCGAGGGGGCCAGCCATGAAGAGTCCTTATAGATTTAGACTTCACTGTAACAGTATAGGGGGTGTGTAGACTAGGCGTTCATTTGAAAATTAGACAAGTCCACTCTTTTTTCCATTTCCGAGCAAACTACTTGGTGCCGCTCCCATGGATACACCCCCGATAGAAACGCTCCCGCGAGGCTCGGTGAACAGATAGTTCTGGGTTTCTTTCAGCTTAGGCGCTGCAAGTAGAAAACCCATGCCATGGAAATAGTGATCGTTGCCATTGAGTTTGACCCACTTGGCCTCCTTCTCAGGATCCTCATCACGGACCATATCCTTGAGGTGTTCACGAATAAGCGCCTGTTGACTACCGTAGCCCGAAAACAGGATCCGTTTGCGGCGGACTCGTGCGGCGACCTTGTCTAGGAACTGGGTCCGGTTCATCTGGGCATAGACTACCACGTCGTCATCAACTGAGGGGTCTTTGACCAGGTTGACTGTCTTCTGCCCACGGTATTCCACAGGGAGGATGCGTCCGTTTGAGATTGACCACAGCTCATCTGCATTTGGAGTGTACGGAAAGCGGTCAACTGCTCCTCCGACGACGTTGTAGGTGTCGAGGTGTCCCTGAACTACATCCTTAAGCTCTGAGATCGGGATTTCTTCAAAGCGGATGACATGCATATCTTCATCCGAGTTCCCCTGACCAACCAAGAGGTGGCAGGTTTGCCCTATGTCGATGCCGATCCATGTGGGGGCGGAAGCATCAACGTCTGGAACGTCCATACGGCCGGTGAAACATTTGTCGATATCCGCGTCAGACATCCGAGCATTGCTGTCCGTATAAGACTCGCCCAGCACTGTGTTGTGCCAACCTCGAAGGTGATCCCTTGCTTTATAACGCAGCAACTGGCTGACAACATAGCTGATCGGTAGCCGGCTCGTCGAGAAGGGGCCCACGCGGTAGCCTCGGGCGTGACTGCGGCTGGCGTACTTCGGAATCCACTCTCTATCCGTAGATAAATCAAGGGGTGCATGACACTTCTCGCACTTCACATACGAATTCAATAGATCCAAATTTCTGTCATCGATCATCTGTTCATCGATATCCATAAGACTGTTTATGTCATCTGGCAGGTTGGGGATGTGTACGAATTCTGGACGGAAGATCGGAACCTGCCAGTGGTTACAAGCTGAGCATTTCTTCATATACTCATGCTGGTCAGAGACTTGGAAGCCCTTATCCACACCGAAGCCAGTGAAGGTGGGGGTGGAGAACCGTTGGTTGATTTTCCAATCAGAGTTCTGAAGGCGTGAGTTGAACAGAGCCAGCATTTGCTGGTCGGTTAGATCAATCTCGTCGTTCATCACCACGTCTGCGGGGATCGATGTTGCATCAGACTCCGATGCACCGGTGACGTGCATAAAGCTCTGGCCAATTTGGTAGAGATCTTTTGATCGGGCGGGTTTTTCACCTGAGCGGGTTTCAAGGTTGAAGGCTTTTTCCTCGTCGACAAGGGGCTTGATCCGCGTCGTCGACATCCGCTTAAACATCTTCTCGTTGGGCATGGTGAAGATCAGGGTGGTGCCGCGGTTGCGGGCTACAAAGCCTAGTGACTTGCGGACCTGTACTTCCGAGAGTCCCACCTGCGATGGTTTCACCACGTCCATGTTGGTGTGCATATCATTCGCGATGGCTTCTTGGAACGGGTAGCGGTCGAATGAGAAGGGCCGCCCGTTCAAGGAAGTGTTCTGGCGGAGCCAATCCCCCATCGGCATGTCCACACTGTCAACTGAATAGCGGTTCATG